GTAAATCAATATTTTATTTTGTGATATCTTTATGCGCTTTATTAACACTCATACCACCTTTAAGCATACGTCCCATCATCTTCATTCTATGCGATTTTAATTCGGTGCCTGACATACCTTGCTTTTGCATCTTCGCCATATGTTTATTTAAATCCGCCTTTTGTTTATCTGTCATCTTAACGCCTTCACGTTTCTTTTTTGGTGCTGGTGGTGGTGGTGCTGATTCACTTGATGATTCGTACTGATTTGATATTTCCATTTTGATATTTACATACAAAAAAATTTTGACAAAATTAATATATAGTATTTTGATAAATGAATCAATACACTGATACACAGGTTATAGAATGTGCCAGATTACATAGTGAAGAGGCGAAAGCCAATAATAATGATAATTATGCTTTATGGACTAATAATCTTACAGATATTATTCATTTGAATTCAGGTGATGTTATATCTATGCATTCTGCAATGATTAGTGAAAGGGGTGCAGGACAAACAACAAGTATAGAAATAAAAGGAGTTGAATTAGGACCACAAAAAACTTTTGAATTTATTAATTTATCAGGTAATGAACCTGATAGTACCCTTGTAAGTGGTTTTAAATCTATTGACGCAAATTTATCCTCTCAAACTATAAATATTAGAGATGATACTGCTGTATTTACTATTTCATATTATATTAATGCGAATGGTCATAATTATATTCAATTACCAAGGAGATATTGGTGGAATCAAAATGCAAGTCCAATAACTGATAATTGGGTGAATGATAATATCGTGAATTATGGGAGATCATATTTTGATCCATTTAACGGATCATCAACTGAAACATCTATGAATCGTTTTATGTTTTGGGATGATTATTACCAAAAGAGTTTTCAACAAACTACCGCTTTAAAAAACAATAATGATAGATACACCATTATGGTTAGAGATAAAACATTTTTTAGTTATAATGCAAGTGGTGTTTTTAGACCTCCCGTATATTTAAGGGATCCGGAAAACGCTATTTATAGAACATATAAAGAATTAAAACAAATACAAATTGAAAAAGGTTTTAATTCACCTGAATATATTGCCGATGAAATTACAAAACAATTACAGAGGCCAACACAGGATGCAACATATCAAATAAGAAATTCAAGTGATATAAATGCTAATCCAGAACATCCGGGTTTTCCAGTACCAATTTTTAAGACATTTGAAACAGAAACATATAAAGCGTTTAATTGTGCTGGATTAGTAGAAGAAGATATGGCTACTTTAAGTAATGAGTGGTTTAGTGGTGCGAGTTTAAATGCAAGTGGTATAAGATATTTACAAAATTATCATATTGTTGGTTGTAAGCGTCCAGAATTATATGAAACCGGAAGATTGATAAATGCTAAATGGTCATCACCAGATAATGTATATGAAGGGATCCTTGGGAGCGAATTAAGGGTTGCTTGGAAAGAAGATAATAATGTTATAAGTTTGAATCTTAGATATGATAAAGAAATATGTGATAAGTTTAAAGCGTTTTTTGATGCTCAGGATTTATACCCTGAAATATTTAATACATTTACGGATCCAAGAAATCTATACGCAGGAAATGAAACAATTAATACCTGCCGATGGTTGCATATTAACTCTACATCAAATGCTTCTATTACAGATGCTATTGATTATGAGAATGATGCTCCATTAGGTTGGTCGGGATATCTTAATCCTTCATCAAGACCATCTACAAATGGAAAACAATACGCATCAAGGTTATGTCCAATCTTATATGATCCTGCACAAAAAGATACATTTTTTAATTCACCAAATAATGATAAAGGTGAAAAAACATATGGTTGTATTGGTAGGGATAGTGAAGGATATATTGTTTTATATCCAACACCATTAAATGGATGGGCGAGTCAGTTTTGGAATGCTATTATGTTAGGTGCTAATGAAACAACAGAAATACCACAATATCACAGAATTGGTTTTGATATGCATTTCTCCGCTCCGGGAGTTGGATGGATATTACCTTACGCTGGTTTCTCAAGAAGACAACAAGAAACAAATACTAATTCTGTACCATTAGTAGGAACATTTACCGCAAGAAATAGTGATGCAACAGTGATGCTAAATTATGGTCTTCAACCTTTTAGATATAGAACAAAATTATATATTGGTGCAGATTCTCCAAAACTTGTTTGGGATGGTACTAATTTTGGTTTTAGTGGATTACACACTGGTATGAACTCTGGTAATGATGAAAGGACTAATTCACCATATGATGTCGGTCCGGGTACTGATTTACTCACAGCCGTTAATAATCGTGCAAGTGATATTGTTTATAAAATAAATCCAAGAGAACAAATGACAGATTGGACACCAACAAGGGTCCCGTATGTAGATGCAAAGATTATGTATTTTAATGCTTCTCAAAATGCAAGTGAAAGTTATACTGCACGTGTTTTCAATGAGAATTTAGAACCTTGGTTAATTTATGATAGTCTTTGTGGTATATTTTTACAAGATTTCAATTTAACAGAGGCTGAATGGGAAGGTACTATATTTGATAGATTAGGTTTTTCATATAATCAATTTAATAGTACAACACATACAAGATTAACACGTATAGATTACAATAATTTAAATGATTTATCATTAATCACAACCAATAGTGAAGTTAGTGAAGGAGATACAAAAATATACCATCAAAATATGTTTGGCGCGCCCCTCTATTCAAATATGCTACCAACTACGCAATTATTTAACAATGTGAATGGATCGGGAACAATTGCACCACAAATGGTTTATTATCCTGAAATTGTACAGGAAACACAAAGTATTGTAATCAAGGCGGATAGATTACCAACAAGAATGATTAGAGGTTATTATACAATAAGAAGTAATATTTTACAAGAACCACATTTTGTTGGTGGTAAAAAAGATAATACATTAATGCCGATTATCGCTATATGTGATAAAATAAATGGAGATGGAGATTTCTATTTTCAATCACAATCATCATTAGAATTTACAATCACAAAACCATTACGTCTTGCAAGTATTAGTTGTAGTATTCACGATCCGGATGGTAGTTTCGCAAATACAAACGAACAAAATACAATCTTATTTAAAATAGAAAGACAAAAGAACGTCACCTTCAATGTTGTCCAAGAAATATTGCAAGGAGAACAACAAGGTAAAAAAAGTAATTTATAATTCAAGTTAAATTAAATCGTGATTTATATTGTTTAATATTTTCACGTAATGATGTACTATTGCCCCAGAGGATCCAACGACTTAATGCTCCTGCACTTTCATAATTATTCCAATTTTCCTTTTTTCTATGTCTATTAAGATATCTACTACGACGCTCCTTATCCTTATGGATTAAATAATCACTTGCACCACTTTGACCGAAATACGTGGTTTTTGTTTTACCATCATCATATGTAAATACCGCCATATATTTTTTACCTTCTTTATTTGATTTCTTAATAACCATTTTAACCATTTATATATATATAACATTATTCCTCTTCATCACTACTTTCCAATAATTTTTGTAATTGCGCTTCCAATTCTAATTTCTTTTTTAACTTTTCTTTTTGTTTTTTATTTTGGAGATGTTGATTTATTTGTGAATTCAATTCCATATTTTGTTTTTTCAACATATTATAACTTTCAACAGATGGTCTTTCCTTGTATGATGATAATTGATTTTCTACTTGACACATTCTGTCCATTAATTTACGATTAATTCTTCTACTACTTTCTAAATCTTCAACTAATTGTTTATCCATTTTTTCTTTGATTTCTTTATAATATTCTTCCTTGTATGTTGTGATAATTAAATCCTTGTAATTATGATCTTTATCTTCCAACGCCTGTACCTTTTCACGTAATTTTCTATTTTCATTCCTTAACCTTGTTGGCTCTTCTAATTCAATTAATGTATCTTGCATCGCTTTGACGAAGGCCTTACAACTTGGATCATTCATAAACTTAACTATACATTGTTTAAAATCCCTTTTCAAATTACGTTGTTTATCTGTTTTATTTTCACTTTCGTCATACGCATATATACCACCTTCATAGTAATCTAATAGTTTAATCGCAACAGCATCCGCATTAACAACTCTTAAATCTTTTTTCATTAAATATAACAAATAAATTCTTTTTAAATATTTTACGCACAAAATAATTATTTTACATTCACGATGTGTTATTCTTGCACCCTTCCCCTTCCCTCCTTGTATAACATAATATAGAAAGACTCATAATTAATGGATAATTTTAGAAACTTTTTATTGTGTTATTTTTGTCCAAATGTGTAATTATTTTTGTCCAAATGTAATTGGTTATAAAGTAAAATGTAATTGTTTATAAAGTAAAATGTAGAGAGTTAAAAGGTAAATGTAGCATTTTAAAGTAAAACACAGGGTTTAGAGGATATTGTTAAAAGTATTCTATGCAATCTCAAATATTGAGAAAGAATATATATATATGGAAATAGTTTGTTAAATATTAAAAAATGTGTGTTTTCGTAATTTTCCCTTTTGACACCTTTTAAATGATTATATTTACCTTTGTTTTTTATAACATTTACTTACATATTACGAAAAAAATTTACACAATCACTTTTTATTAACACCTTTCGTACCACTCATCATCTCAAATATTTTTTCTGGTTGTATCTTTGGTCTTTCATTCGCCTTTTCTACATTATGTTGCATCTTTTGGCAATAGCAGGGGATTTTCGCATCTAATTGTTTTAATGTTTTTGGTCTCCCTTTTACTTTTTTTGTACGCGAAGGCATTTATTAAATACTTTTAAAAAAAATTATTATATCAAAAAAATATATTATATTAACAAATATGTCATTAGTTATATGTAGCAATCTTATTGAAGATAAAAGGGAAGCATTACAAGATCAATCTGTAAATGAAGCATTTTCATTTAGAAATGAATTATCAAGTACATTGAAAATCCCTGCAAATTCACAGGTTGCAGTACAATCGGTTAAAGTTAATGTTGATGGAAGAATTGTTGTTGGTAAAGATAATGGTAATTTCTATCAGTACTTTGGTGATAAAATAGATGAACCGGCGGGTGAAACATTAGAAGAAAAAACATCTAAACCTGTTATCGTCCGTATAGCGGATGGAGATAAAGTTTTAGAATTGAGTAAAACCGATTTAGCAGTTGAGATGCAGAGAGCTATTCGTAGAGCATCATATCATCCAAATCAAAAAAATCAAGCGACTGTTGAAAATGAACCAGCAGCAGGAGAAGGATTTACAATTACATATGATAGTAATAATGCATCCGCAAGTAATGTACCGACTGCGATGGAATATTATGGTAATACATCCGCAAGGGATCCAAGCACCGCATTTATATACGGAGCGACTCCGGGTGTATTTCAAAGAAATCTTGGAACAAATACAATTGATTTATGTACTGGTATTGCAAGGCAAGATCCAATGAGTACTGTGAATGGTAGTCTCACAATTAATATATCAAGTGCGAATGCGAATGCAAATGCAAGTGGGGTCCCGTGGTTAGTTGGATTATCAAGGAGTGTAAATCAGCAAGGGACCAAAAACCCATTATATACACCTCCATATTGGGGTGCTAGTAAAAACAATACTGGATTTATTAATGCGAGAACTGGTGGTGGAGCAGGATTTCTTGATTTTGCGTGCGCTCGTAATGATGCAGGTGAATTAGTATTATTTCATAGTTTATGTAATGCGTCAAATAATAATAAATTATCACATTATGAAGTTGAATATTGGAATAATACAAATTCATCATTTACTGGCGCAGGTAGATTTGATTTAAATGGATCTGGGGCAGATGTATATACACGAGTAAGATTTAAAATAGCAGGTGAAAGAGTTTCTTGTCATTTATATAATAGCAGTACTACATCATATGAATTAGTCACTGAATATGCATCATTACAAAATGCGAATACATATTTTAAACCTGTAAATCAAGCGTGTTGGTGTCTTCATCCAGTATTATCTGTTGGATCAACTCCGGGTAATTTATCCTGTACATTAGAATTTGAGGATTATACTGGATTAACTATAACTGGATATGATGCGACAGATGGTGTAAATGGTGGGTGGTATGAAACTATGGAATACGTTGGAGCAACAAATGAATGTTTAGAAGTAGAGAGTAGAGCCTGGGGTGTATCACAAACAATGGTCGCAACAAATTACGCACAAATTGGATTGAATGCATCATCCACTGGGCCCGAGTATGATCACGTATTGATTTTAGCAAGTAATAGAATATATAATGGAACACAGGGAGCAAATGCACGTCGTCTATTAGGATATGAAAATTCATTAATTGATGATCCAGTGATTACTCCGGGGAAACCAGCACAAGCGAAATTTCATAGTGATAATGACCCTGATATTACAACCACACAGGCATTATTTGTTAGATTGAATAATTTTGGACAGAAGGTATTAAATGCGCGAATGGGTAATAGATCAAATATCATATGTCATTTACCTCGTTTTGATAATTCATTTTCAACTGGCCGATTACATTTTGAACCAAATAATCTTATGTATCTTGATTTAAATAATCCATACGAACTAAATGTAAATGAATTTGATATATCCTTTTGTTATATAAATGAACAATATGCACGTACATTAACCGGACAATCAATAGTCGCATTGCATTTTAGAGAAAAACCAAAAATGTAAATTATTTTTCTAAAAAGTTTAGTTAAAAATAAATTATTATAAAGATTTTTTTTATAAATTAATTGTATAATGAGTAAGCAACCGCCACAAGTCCAATTTAATTTTGAGCCGGATGCAATAGAAGATGAAAAAATAAGTGAAATAGATTATACAATTGAAGATGAAATTGAAGAAGCAGTACCAAAAATGAAATTACCTGATATATCAAAACAAAAAATCATTGAAGAAGATGTATTTGAATATCCTGATAATATTGGTGTATTACCCGATAGTATAAGAGCAAATCTTGAAACTGAATTTATGGAAGAAGGTAAAGTATTTAAAGATAAAACCAAGGTCGCGAAAACAAACACTAAATAAAGATGGAACACCGCGTAAAAAATTAAGTGAAGAACATAAACAAAAACTAAAAGTAGCACGTGAAAAGGCATTACAAGTTAGAAAACAAAAGGCAGAAGAACGTAAGAAAGAAAAACAATTCCAAGAAGAAGAAACACAATTGAAACAAAAAAAGAAACAAATGGATTTTGATAAATTAAAAAAGGAAGTAGAACAGCCAGATGTAAAACCGGAAATAGTGAGATATGAAAATCATCGGGGATTGACAAAAGAAGATCTTGAAAAAGCACAATTTGATGCGATTGCAAAATATGAATTCTTGAGAAAACAACGTAAAGCAGAGAAACGTGAAAAAGAACAACTTGAATTACAAAAACAAGAAATCATAAATAAGTTAAAACCACAAACGGGATATCGTGCAATGGGTAATAATGGTAGATATTTAAATCCATACGATTCGTGTTATTAATATAATTTTTTTATCTGTATCTTTATAAATGAAAGTACCAAAAATTTTACATCAATTATGGATTGGTGATAAACATCCTCCAATCAATGCATTGAACTCTGTAAAAAATATGAATCCTGATTTTGAATATATGTTTTGGAATGAAGATAAATTAAAAGAACTCATTATTGCTAAAAAATATCAACAAAAAATAGATTTAATGGATGAATTAAATGGTAAGGCAGATATGTATAGATGGTTAATATTAAAAAAATATGGTGGTATATTTATTGATGCTGATATGATTTCAATTGAACCGCTTGATGATTTTTTATTAAATCAATCATTTTTTAGTTGGGAAAATGAACTTTTAAGACCTAATTTATGTGCTACAAGTATTATGGGATTATCACCTAATCATATTATATGTAATAAAGCGATTGAATATATAATGAATAATAGAATAACAAGTCCAGCGTGGAAAAGTGTGGGACCAGCATTATTATCTAATATTTATCATTCATTAGAAGATAAATCTGTTGTTAAAGTTTTTCCATCATATTATTTTTTACCAGACCATTTCGGGGGATATAAATATACTGGACACGGAAAAGTATATATGACACACGAATGGGGAAGTACGCGAAATAATTATAATCAAATCAATGTAATGAAAATACCAACACATCATACATATCCTGAAAAAAGTATTGATATTCATTTAACTGGTAATGATAAACAAATCAAAGAATATATGAAATCAATTAAATCAATGGAAGGACATTTTGCAATCAATATCCATTGTGAAAAGGATATATCAAAATATCTTAACTCAATGCGATTTGTTAGACAGATTAAAAAAGATGATGTAATTGAATTGATACAAGAAGTAGATGAAGAAATAACATTAACGGATATAATGAATGAAGAAGGTAGTGATAAAGGACAAGGGAGACATAACTATACAAAAAAATATGAAGAATTATTTGAACCAATTAAAGATGAAATAACAACATTTTGTGAAATTGGTTTGGGAACAAATAATCCGCATATTAAAAGTAGTATGGGAATAAATGGAATACCACTTGCATCTGTAAGGGGTTGGAAAAGATATTTTAAAAATGCGAAAATATACGGAGGTGATGTAGATAGAAATATTCTTGATAACGATGATGGTATATTAACTAATTATATAGATATGACAAATAGTAATAGTATCCGTGATTTTTGGAATAATTTTGATGTTAAAATGGATATTATTTTAGATGATGGATTGCACGAATTTGATGCTAATGTAAATTTATTTGAGAATAGTTTTGATAAGTTTGAGAAATATTATATCATAGAAGATATTGGTATTAATTATTTACAACAATGGAATAATAAATTGAATGAATGGAGAAAAAAATATCCTTGGTTGTTATTTGAATTACTATTGGAAAATATACCAACAAATAATTACGATAATAATTTAATCATTATAACAAAAAATATAGTTATATTATAAATATGTCAAAAAAAAGTGGTCCGCAGATATTCAAGGTAAGAGATCCTCCTCCAGATAACAAGTTTGATGATTTACACGAAAATTTACCACAAATGCCTTCCTTATGCTTAATTATCGGTAGTGTCCGCTCAGGGAAGTCAAATCTCCTTACGAATTTTTTTTGCTCCCCTGAATTTTATAAAGATAAGTTTGATACTGTGAAGTTTGTCTCAACAACCCTTCATACAGATCATAAAGGTAAAATATTATCAAAGTATTTTGATTGCACGGATGTATATGATGATAGTATAATTGAAGATATTAAAAAAGGTCAATCTCAATATGAAGATGAAATTCGCCCCACGTATGCACTCGTACTTGATGATGTCCTTACGCAAGATTTCAGTAAATCTAACGCCGTCTCATTTTTCGCGACGCGCTTCCGCCACTACATTGATATGTACGTGATCGCGACACAATCATTTCGTGCTGTTAGTGGTATGATTAGAAACAACGCAACCAATGTAATTGTATGCCGTCTCCAGAATGCAAAGGAAAGACAGAAGGTAGCGGAGGAGTATGGGCCGATGATAGAAAATGAAAAAACATTTAATGCTTTATATGATCAAATCCATATAAAACCATATCAGTATATGGTAATAGATTTACAATCAAATCCTGCAAGAGTATTACATAATTTTGATAAAGTGATATGGGTTGGTAAAAAAGAAGAATAATTTTAAAAATAATGTTGTCAAAATATTTATAAACCATTTAATAAATGAGCGATTTATATGGTACTGATTCGGGCGCGATTGCTTTTGGAAATGCAAGAATGCAACAGGTAAGGGATTTAAACCAACGTATCGCAGAACATAATAAGAATGTTGCTGATACAATTACTGGATTAAAAGATCAAGTACAATCTGTTGCACAGATGAAAGAGATAGAAGAAACCGCAAAAGGTTTATGGGCGGGACACGGGATGCCGAGTAAAATCAAAGCGTATCAGGACTGGCGTGCAAACAGAAATGGTGGTAATACAAAAACAAATCCAACTGATGATTCAACACAAACAACTACTCCCGCGGAAGGTGATCGGGCCCCTGCTATTCAAGGAGATAATCAGGCTGGATCCGGAGAACCAACTACGGCTGATCCCCCTGCTGAACCTGTTGCCGAAGGGTCAAATACTGGATCATCTGTTGCAGAAGAAGAAGAAGGGATTGGTGGTAAATTAACCAAAGGATTTTCTCGTATGACAGGTATTAGTGAAGACGCATTGGAAATGGCTGGTAAAGGTGTTGGTATTCTTGGTGCTGGTGCTATTGCTGGTGAAGATTTATATAATGATTTTAAGAAAGGTGGTTGGGGATCTATGAATACAGAACAAAAGATTGGTAATATTATGCAGATCGGTGGTGCTGCTGCTGATATCGTTGGGACTGTATTCCCTCCTGCTGCACTCCTTGGTGGTATCTTGGATATATCAAGTAATGTTGTTGATATGGTTGGAGATAAATTAAAAGAACAACAACAAGAGACATCATTAGACCAAACACAACAGAGTGAAACAGAACAGGGTGTTGGACAAACTTCGGGACCTACGCAAGTCACTGGACGCACTGAATAAGTTTTACAATTGTAATCGTTGATTACTTAACTTTTTTGATTTTTTTATAGTATTTATTTTAATATTTATTCATTATAAAATATGAGTGTTTATTGGCGCGCGGATGATACTGTAAGAGTTGGTGAAACAAAAATCTCTATTCCAAGTGAAAATGGTTTAGAATACTCTCCGGGACAGAAAGTCCAATTATATGTTGATGGATCTACGAAATTTATGGATGGTCGTGAAACATATTTACAGGCGGATTTCAAAATAACTCTTCCTGCTGGTGCTACCCCTACTCGTCTGCAATTAGATAAAGTTGGTGGTAATATTTTAATTAAAAACATTCGTATCTATGATGGTACGCGTGGTAATTTACTTGAAGAAGTTGCATCTTATGATTGTTATGTAGCCGTTAAATATGATTATGATAAAGATAAGAATATTGAAAATATGCGCGCATTACGTGAAGGGGGTGCTGTCCATCAGCCAGATAATCGTGGTAATCAAGGTACTACCAAAACGTCTATGGCGAATACCACAACTAATCCATATTTTAAGAAAACAAATGGTGATCAGGATACAGCGTTTAGTGATACGGATTTCCTTACTTGTAAATTGAATATCCCAATTCACACCGGAATTTTTGCAAATAGTGATACTATCTTTCCACTTATGCTTACACAGGGACTTTATATTGAAATTGATTTAAATGATGCTCCTGCCGTATTAAAACAACTTGATTCCGTTAATAGACAAATCCGTACAAAACTCGGGCCAGTATTTCATTCTCTTAATGGTAGTGATGCCCCAGATGATTATCAAAATGGATCTGGTAGCGACACCTTTTACTTTACAAAAGATAATAATATTACCGAAGTTAATCAGTTTCCACTCGTCGTTGGTGAAACATTTGCATTTTGTAGTAAAACAAATAATGGTATATCTCCTGCATTATCAGGAGATTTGGTTATTAGCGAAATTAATTTATCTGCTGGCGCGAATAATGGCGATGGTTTAATTGAAGTTAAGACAAATGCTGTAATCACTAATAATGGTAGTGATATTACATCCACTGATTTTGTCGCTTATTCCACTGCTGTTGAAGGTCAAACATCGTATGATGCATCTTACACGCTTTCAAATGTAAATCTTATTTTATCACAAGTCCATTTGGATCCTAATTATGAACAAGGTATGTTAAATAAAATTAGAGAAGGTCGTGCAATTGAATTTGATATAATGTCCTTAACTAATTACAAACATTCAATCCTTGCAAGTGATAGACAAACTACGTTTCAGGTATTTGCGAATAATTCTCGTGCGAAATCTCTATTGGTTGTCCCGTGTGATTCAAGTGTTTATAATAGTGCTGATAAGATTAGTGGTAATACCGGATATGTCATTAAGGGTAGTGCTAATAATGTTAGTACCGCCAACACAAAGGATAATGATGATGTATGTTTAATTAGTAATCGCTCCGGATACACTGGTATTTGTGATTTCTTATCAAGTATTCAATATCAAATCAATGGACGTCGTGTCCCATCACGCGAAGTATCTACAAGAAAGATTGCATCACGTAAAAGTATTGATAGTTTTCATTTATATGAATTAGAAAAGACATTAGATGCCGGAGGTATAATTCCAAGGTCATTTAGTGCTTTTCAAGATAACTTTTGCTTTGGACGTGGTTTCGCATTGCAGAATGGTGCTACGGACCTTCGTGGCCAAGATCTTGCTGTAATCTTGAGATACAATGAAACTACTGCACCGACTAAACCAAAATTATTTAATTCATACATATTTCATTTACGTCGTCTAATGATTAGGGACGGCCAAGTGGATGTCCAAATGTAAAGTTTTTTTATTAATTTTTTTTAAATATAATTTATGTTATAATATCATAAATGACATCAAGATACATAGAAATTCGTCCCGACAATATCCCGGCTGATGGTAAAATATCTTTTAAGAATGGTTTTCCCGTGCTATCATTTACGATAAGCGCCCAGAATGGATTACTTGATCCATCTACTGTGAGAATCGTTGGTAAGTTTTCCGCATTCAAAGACAATCTTGCAAACCCGACACCCCTTGTTGATGGTGATAACGTCACTATGAATAATCGCCTTGGTATTTTTAACATTATTGATAGTTTAACTATTCGCGCACAGAAATCATCGCTTATTTGTGAAAACATTCGTCATTATGCAAAATTTATGAATACATACCTTGGACTTACTACATCACAACAGGACTTAATTGGACACCTTGGACAGACGTGTCTTATTGATCCAAACTCTACTGCTTTTAGAAAGAATGTTATGGAATCCGCTGTCGGAGGTACTCATAAAACAAATTCATTTTCATTTCATATCCCTTGCGGATTTCAACAGAGTGGTAATATGGTAAATCTTAATCAAGATGCATTTGGTGGTATTCAGTATGAATTTTTACTCCAACCTGATAGTAATGTATTGTATTCCCAAGTTGGATCAACTGCTGGAATTGGTGATGCTCATTATGAATTAAGTGATGTAAAACTCACGTGTGAAATTACTGATATGCCTGCTGGTCAAACTCCACAAGGTGAAGGACAAGGTGTTTATGAATTTAATACAATTACATCTCTATATACATCAATCAATTCAACTAATGCTCAACTCCAATACAATCTTGCATTGCGTAATGTATTAAGTGCTTTCTTAACTTTTGTACCTGTATCACATATCAATACATTAACTGCTGATGCAAATGCTACAACATATCCACAAGGTAATACTGGTCAAACGGATATCGCAGAAATCAAACGTGTCCAGTTTCTCAAAGGGGGATCTAAATTCCCTGCGGATTTTGATTTTGTAAATAATTTTGATAAGGATGCAAACGTCACTCTACCGGATCCTCAAATTGTAAAGGGATTAGTAGATGCAATTGTACCCTCAATGAACAATAACAAAATATCAATATCCCCTGTAAATATGCGTCGTGGTTATTTACTATCTACAACCGCTCTGGAAAATAGTTATGCGAATATCCCCGAAGGTGGTGCGATTATGGGACTTGGTGTTAAATATGGTATTGGTGGTGCAGGCGAAGATTTCTCAACCGAACAATGGGGTGTTTCAATTGAATCCAATAAATTACAGGATAGTCCAACAGGTGTATATATTTTTATCAAAGCAAAGGCACAATTGGTATATAACCAAAATGGTGTCCAGTTAGTCCAATAAATTCTTTAAGTATCATATTATTTTATGGGGAGTCATAACTACTCCTGTTTAGATGGACATTTTGAATACTTTTTTTTTGATATTTTACAAAATCCATTACAAATATTTTTTTGTATAGAATTTTTACATTTTGTTTTTTAAAGTTGCAAAATTATCCATTAACAATGATCCTAGAAAATTGGACATTTTGAATACATTTTTTGTATAATAATTTTTTTTCTATAATAATTTTTTTTTGTAAATAGATTTTGTAAATAATATATTTTAAATGTATAAAATATACAACAATGGATATGGATGGAATGTCTCCTGCACAAGATAGTATCCCGAACTTTATTAGATTAGACCAAATACCTGTTAATTACGTCCAACAGGTAGAAACCGATTTACTTGAACCAGTCGTATTTAATCAAGGAACCAATACTGGTGATGGATTTTGCAGATTCACTTTACAGAACAAAGGATTTCTTCATTCTCACTCAAAGGTATTTTTATCAGTAGAACCTGATAATGGTAGTATTGGTGATGGATATGTACCACCAAATGTTGGTATTGGTAATATCATTAAAAAGGCGGTATTAAAAATTGGTAATAAGGTATTAAATGAACTTGATAATTGGGCTGGTCTCTTTGCGGTAAAATCATCATTGATTTCAAATGAAGTTAATTTAGAACGTGAATTTTATACAACTGGACGTTGTATGTCATTCCAACATATTTACAATAGTGAAAGCAATGTATTTAGTGATGAAATATCACTTGATAATGGTATGGAGGTTGATAGTGGTGGTGATATTAATACTCCTGAATGGGCTATACACAATGGTACTTCTGCAACCACTCGCGGTGAATGTCCAACATACCAAATTGATTTAAGTGATTTATTCCCTTTTTTGAAGGTTAATCAGCTTCCTTTATATATGATTAATGAACCAATTAATATTGAATTACATTTCCAACCAAAACAAAAATATCGTCTCCAGATTGATAATGGTGATACGGCTGACACCCCTGTATCTGTTGTAAGAAATGAATTGAAATTCTGTGCGGATTACATTTTCTATGGAGCAACGGATCAAATGAAAAGATATGCAGATGCAAATAGGGATATGTCATTTACATTTGTTGATTACAGACTAATGGAGCATAGCACCTCCTCGGCCGCATTAGAGGGAAAGGTAATTCAAAACCTTGGTATGGCAAATCGTATGGTATCACGTGTTATATCATTATTTGCACCCGATGAGTCTGTTGCAGCCAATAATGAAGAAGGCATCCTTGGTCAATATCACTCTCTTGCACCATCTATTAGTGCGTCTGGTGTATTACTTTCACCATTCTCATACAATATCCGCTATAATGATAGATTTGAATATACCAGTGATGTTAATAATGTTGCACGTATGTTTAGTGAATTTACGCAAAGCGAAGGGGTCCCGTACATCGCTCGCGCACAATACAGTGATGAAGGTATTGGTGGCAATTTTGGAACAACTACTTTTGCAGGAAGGAATCAAGATTCACGTATGGGCGGAAAAATGTTTTATATGGGTACTAAATTAACAAATGGACGTGTAGGACAACGTGGTATAGAATTACACGTACAGGGTACTTGCACGGATCTTGATAAACTCCGTTGTTATTGTGAATATATGCGTGTTGCACGTCTCACCAATGGTATGATTGAAATATTCAATGCGTAATTTATATATCAAAATTTGAAACTTATTTAAAATAATTAATCTAATATTATATATAGAGATGGATAAGATTAATGTGGTAGATCTTCAAAAGTTATTTGAAACAAAAAAACCTGATGTAAAACCAAAAACGATAGCACAATACGTACATAATTTGAAGAAGTTAAAGGAATCATATAATGATACAGAAGGATTTGAATTTTTGAATAATTCAGGGGATGTAATGGATAAATTAACAACAAAAAAATATACAACACAACGTAATATCTTGAATGCAATAATTGTCTTTTTGATTGTATTAGAAAAACCCGATGAATTTGTAAAACAATACCGCGATAAACGTGATGATTTTAATAAACAATATCAAGATGAACAGGCTTCTGGTATCATAAGCGAAAAACAAAAGGATAATTTTATTACATTAGATGAATTAACGTCAATGGTAAAAAAAATGGAGTTAGACATAAAGCAACAGAAACTAAAAACGTTGCAAGAGATGTCTCAACAACAACACGATCTTTTGACGGGATATACAATCTTCACAATGTTAATAAATTATCCAACACGTAATGATATGGCGGGGATGACATTAGTTTCACGGACAGTGTTTAATAGAATGAAAAGTGATAGAAGTTGCAACTATCTTATTATGGAGCGTGGTAAATTAAGTATGGTATAGGAA